TGTGTACGAAAGGCTTGGTTTTCAAGGACAAGATGACAAGAACACTTATATCCCAGAACTGGTTCGCTCTCGACGAGCTAGATTAGTCAGCGCTTAGAATTTTTTATAAGGTTTACTACCCTAACCCACTAAAATAAAACATATTGACAAAATCAATCAGTCATAATGAGACGTATTACAAAAAGAAAAATAATGATGACTACTTGCTATCATAAAAAGCTTAAAACCCTTGATTTTATAGGTTGAGAAAGAACAAGTCTTAAAACTTACAGGATTAAGTACATCACAATTGAGGAAACCGCAAAACAAAACAATATCACCTATCTTCCCCAAAAAGAATACAGCCAAAACTGCCTAAAAACTGCCTAATTAAAAATAATTAAAGTCTCTACTTTTGAGACTTTAATTACCATCACTAGCAATTACAGTCACACTATGTTTGATACAAATAAATACTTAGAATTATTAAAACAATACCCTCCTCGTCCTATTTACGACAAGGAAGAGCTAGAAAACACGGAAAGAGTTATCAGTTCTTTTTTAGATAAAATCATATTAGATAAAATTCAATTGACAATAGAAGAAAGGGAGTATTTAAGTGTTTTAGGAACTTTGATTTATGAGTATGAGGAAAATCAAGAGCCAATACCTGATATTTATGGACTTGAATTGTTGAAATTCATATTAGAGGAAAGAAACCTACAAAAGCAAGATTTGCTATCTATTTTTGAAAGCAAGTCAATCTTGGATGATATTTTTGATGGACTACAAGAGTTAACTCCTATCTACATTCAAAAATTAGCCAATTTTTTAAATATATCTCCTGCTTTATTTTCCCCAAAACAAATCAAGGGTTGATGGCCGAGCGGTTGAGGCAACGAACTCATAATTCGTCTTAGGCAGGTTCAACTCCTGCTCAACCTATTAGAATAGAGAAAATACTATTTAAAAAGCCGTGGCTAATTTTCTCATTCCCATAGCAATAGGAGTCGGAGCTAACCTATTATTATCTCTATTTGCTCCTAAACCTCCTGTTCAACAAAAAGGAAGAATTGAGGATACTGGTGTTCCCGATGCTGAATACGGCAAAAGCCTATCCTATCCTTTTGGGAAGGTGAGAAAAGAAGGGCTAACTATGATGTGGGGGATTCCTCTTAAGGAAGTCGTCACATCCGAAGGACAAGGCGGAAAAGGTGGTAGTAGTGGGCAAACTACCGAAGTTTACACTTATTTTCTGACAGCCGCTTATCCAATTGCCAGAAAAATTGGCTCTGTTAGGCGAGTTTGGATGAACGGCGTTCTTGTTTACAATTCCGAAACTAACGACGAAAAAAGCCTAAAATTTATTGAGCATACAACTATTTATACTGGCAATCAAACTACACCATCGTCAGTAATTCAATCAAAAGAATCCAACCCAGTACCTGCTTTTACTGGAATGTCTTTTTTACTTTTTAATAATTATCCGATTGCTAATTATGACGGCACTGGATTTCCTGCTATTGATGTTGAGGTGATTGGAGAAAGTGAAGACAATCCAAAAATAAAAGATATTTTGAAAACTATTTGTAAATTAGCTGGTAGAACAGACGATCAAATTGATGTGACTGACATTCCTAATGATTACCGAATTCAAGGATTTGATTTATTGTTTGATGGGACATCTTTTGCTGATCAGTTAGAAGAACTTATGAGAGCTTTTTTTATTGTAGCAAGGGAGCCAAAAGATAAAATCATTTTTAAAAGACAAGAACAATCATCTGATCCTATTTTTATCCCTAAAAGCTCTTTTGGGTCTAAAAAATTTGGAGAAAATCCTATTGACCTTAATGAAAAAAAACTGACTCATTTTAGAGAAACTCCTAGTGCCGTTACAGTATCTGGACTAAATGTTTTAAAAAATTATGAAACTATTACCGCAGTAGCTAAAGACCCATCAGATACTCACACAAACGAACTTAGTTTTCAAACTAAGCTAATAGATATAGATATGTTTTTCATGAATATTGCCTCAAAAATTCTTTTTTTAGGGAAAACGCAATCAAAAACTTTTTCAAAAATGTTTTTATTACCAGCATGGGAAAATTTAAAGGTTGGGGATATAATTTTTACTGATGATAATAACAATTATCATCAAGAATTGATGCAAATCACCAAAAAAGTAAGAGGCGTAAATTATTTAATTGAAATTGAAGCTACTCGATTTCAAGGAGTAGGATATTTACCAGATATTCCTATAGATAACGAATTTCCGCCAGACAATAACACTCCTCGTCCCTACGGACGCGCTAACGCTATTCCTATTGAATGCCCAGTGGTTAATAGCCAAGATACAGACATAGGAATTTATGTGGCAATTGAAGGTAACTCTAGTTTTAGCAAAGGAGCATTATTTTATTCTGATGACAACGGATCAAGCTATGATTTTGCTGTTGGCAATGTTGTCAACAGCGTAACTGGTACTGTATTAAGCTTTTCCCCAAATTTTAACAACGCTTCTCCTAATTTTATTGATGATTTAAATTGGATACGAGTAAGCATGAATTCAGGGCAATTAGAGCCAGTTACCCTTGAAACATTTCTATCAGGCAAACAATTAGGTTGGTTTTCTACTGGAGAAATTATAGCTTTTAAAAATGCTGCTATTGTGTCCAGCAATCCTTTAACATTTGATATTTCATATACAATTCGTGGAGTCAAAGGAACTGAACCGACTATCTCTAAGCATATAATAGGGGAAAAATTTGTGCTACTAACTAATTATTTAGTTCGACTCCCTTTAAATCTTTTTGATATTAATCGAGAATATTTATTAAAAGTAGTTCCTAATGGATTACTTGAAACTGATATAGAGGAGGAAGTTTCTCACACAATTACTTTAGAAGGATTGAAGCCTTTCCCTTGTGCTGTAAGAGGCGAAAAAGATAATAACGATTTAATTATTACTTGGTATCGACGGACGCGGTTAAATGGTCGTTGGATCGACTATATCGACATTGCTTACGCAGCAGGAGAATTGGACAGCTATGTAGTCAGAATTTACGACGGGGCGACGGTAAAACGAGAATGGTCAGTATCGTCGGCCCGAAGCGTCGTTTACACAGAATTGCAACAGATAGCCGATTGGGGATCAATCCAATCGGCTTACACAGTACGGGTTTTTCAAAATTCAAGCTATCCAGTGCCTTTTAAAGAATCACTAGCAACGATCGTCTAAGCAGATAGCAGTATTTAATTTAAATATGCTAAGTATATCTTCTGTTCTTTTGTAATTCGATTGTTAATAACCTTATTAACAATCGAAACCTTTACCTTGACTAGGTTTCAAGGTTTGTTGATACCGTTGATGCTTTATAGGAGGAGAAAAAGATAAAGAAGATATAATAAATTGAAATCGGATATTTAAGAGGTAGAACGATGCTTAGAAGAGTACAACAATTTTTAGACTCTGGCGATAGTGATAAAGCTAGAGAAGAAATTGATAGAGCTTTCGGCAATCTGAAAAAGGTAGATAGTCAAGTTAGAGAGTTTGCCGCTCTGTTGGCACTGGGATCGATCGAAGCTTCAGAAATCGGCTTAGGGGTATTGGGACGCAAGCTTCTACAGAATGACAGCGAGATTAATAATGAGGTTATTTGGTTATTTATTGCGTCAATTTTATCTCGCAATAGTATTCCCGCTGATAGTCCATCTAGAATCAGCCTACTTGTTCTTACCGCTTCTGTCAATAGTTGGGAATTGCCAATTTTTGCGCTTCTTGCCCCTGCCCTCGACGCTTTTTTTAAAGTTAGTCTTGCGGACGGAACCCCTTTGATTGCCGAACAAACTCTCGATTTTTTGACCACTTGGGGAAGAATTTATGCTAAAGCACCTCATGTCAAAACGCAGCTTCAAGAACTTCAATCTCTTAGTAATAATCTATTAGAGCAAGTAGATGACTTAGAGTTAAAAGCTGAATGGTCAGAGGGAATTAATATACTTTTTGAAGAAGCCAGTACAACCAAATATTCCGATAGTAATGTTTTTTATGCTGGTGAAGAATTAATTAAAAAAATTTATAATACTCAAAGTTTACAGCGCGATACAGAAGATAAGAATTTGGCAGAGACAAAAGACAAGTTACTCCGATTAGTCACTACAGAAAACAATATGATTTAAAATTAATGAATATACCAAAATCGTCATTAACTCCCTCTCTAAAAAACTAGATGATAACCACCCCAGAATTTGCGCTAAAGCGGCTGAATCTTTGGCTAAGATTGGCACAGAAACAGCGATTCCTGGGTTACTCAAGGCTTTATCCGATGCGGAAGATAGCGTTCGTTTCAGTGCCACCGATGCAATCGGTAAAATTGGTTCTCGCTATGCCTTAACCTAAAATGGCAATCAGTCCTGACAATTTACCGTGTGATTGGCTCAATGCCGACAGCAGAAATTGATCAAGCATTAAAACACACTCTAGGCTTGTAGCGATCGCTATTTCCCCTTATCCTAAATTTTCGATAAACGAACTAGACAGTAAGAGTGTAAAAAAAAATAATATTGGGGGATAGTGATAACAGTATTAACAAAGCCTGAAACCTATATATATCAATAGTTTCATTGTAGATACCCTTATCTACAATCTATTTACAATAATAACTTAGTTCTTTTGTACTACTATCTTTTTGTAATTTTTTTGTAAGGTTTTTTCTTAAAAATGCTTGACAATTCTAGCAATTTACTATAAGATTGTATTAATCGAGTTTCAGAGGAGAAATGCTTATCACCCATATCTCAGTAGATTACGCTCAGAAAGTCAACCTTGGTAATTTTGAGTCTGTGAATGTGAGTATAAATATTCACGGAAAACCAGAAGACGGCGAAGATACTGACGCTTGCTATGAATTTCTTGTAAATCAAGCACAGCAAGTGGTTATGTCGAAACTTCTGGAAGTAACAGAGGCTCATGATGTCACTTGCCCAAGTGTGGTCAAGTATTTTGCTGGTAAAGAAATAGATGAGTTTCCATCTCTTAAGTTCAGCGACCCTTACACCTATTTTTAGGAGAAATATTATGTCTAGTGAAATTGTCAATATCAAATCTTCCCCATTAGAACTTAAGACGGTCGATGATATTTACAAAGTTTCTGATATTTTGGCAAAATCAGGAATGTTTGGGGATGTACAAAGTGCTGCTAAATGTTTTGTCAAAGTTTTAGCGGGAAAAGAGTTAGGAATCCCTGCTTTTGCTTCGATGACTGGTATTCATTTAATACAGGGGAAACCTGCACTAAGTGCTAATTTAATGGCAGCTTTAATTAAAGGATCGGGTAAATACCGATACAAAAAAATTAAACACACGCCAGAGGTCTGCGAACTAGAATTTTTTGAGCTTTGGCAAAACAACTGGGAGCCGTTAGGGATTAGTTCTTTTTCAATCCACGATGCCCAAGTAGCGGGACTTCTCGGAGGGAATCCTAACTGGAAAAAATACCCCAAACCTATGCTTTTTGCAAGGGCGATTTCTACCGGGTTCCGTGAGTTTTGCCCCGACTTAGCACTTGGCGCACCTATTTACAATCCTGATGAACTAGGCGCTGAAATTGGCGAATCTGGTAATGTAGTAGATGTGGAAGTATCTTTGCCAAGTAAACCACAGTCGATGCTATCAGAGAATCGCAAGCAGGCTGGAATTACTTGGGCCGTAAATCAAGGATTACCTAAATCACAAGCAGAGCAAGTCGCCCAACAAGCAACTTCTGAAAAAGAATTATTCGCCCTCCTGAAAAAAGCTATAGACGCAACGGTAATAGAAGTTGGCAGTGAAAATATTGATCCTAGTGAACTTCTCAGTGAAGATTTTTAATAGTTAGTTGTCAGTTGTCAGTTGTCAGTTATCAGCAACTTATTAGGAGTAAATCAACGTCTATGTTCCCAGTTTTCAAAATAATCAAAATGCTCCGATCTCCAGAAGATGACATGACGGATTTTATCTTTTTAGGACAACAATATCGGTTAATAGCAAGGCCAATAAAATACTGGAAGTATTTTCCGTTTTTCCGAGGTAAGCGTTTTTTTTATCAGTGTCCGTGGCTAACTATTTTTTCTTTTCCCAGCGTCGATCCTAGCGTTTTGTTAGACGATAAAAGTAATTCACTTAAAAACCATTAGGAGTAAAATGAAAAGCCTGACCTATCGAGTGCTAATCAACTTAAGCTACGCTGAGTTGCCAACAGAAGCCAAGCAATATGTTGATCGCTTAGTTCTTAAAACATCAAAAAACCCCTTTGTATCAAAACTAC